CCTCCTTCGGCTCTTCTGCCACCCGCACAATCCCGTAATACGGATTTCCAAATATATCTGCTCTGATCGCTCTTTTACTCCCATCAGGAAGAATGGCATAGAGTAACCCGTAATCATCCATAACGATTTTTACTTCCGTCATGTTTCCTCCTTCGGCAGCTCTTCCGGATGGCAAATGTAATAGTCGCTCATCCAAATTCCGACAACAGGATACGTATAAGGCTTATCGTATTTCCGTTTATGCGTGTAGAGATCAGTGAAAAGTGGCGGGTTAGATACGCTTTCGTCAAGATACTTTTCGAGATGCTCTTTCTTGTTCTCAAAGGACTTGTGATAGATCTTTCCGCTATAAGCGCCTTTGATGTAAAAATTTTCTCCATAAGCAAGGAGTCCAATTGCTTCTTTGACAGTCATGTTTCCTCCTTATCGCTGTTTCATGAAATAGTAATATTCTCCAAGACACCGCAAATCCTTGTCCGTGTTATAGCACAGCCGGATATGCTCAATCGCTTCTTTTGCCGTGTCATACACTCGATTGACGCACTCCTGTTTCCCAGACGCAAGATGCAAACTGTAAACGTAGAACATCATGTTTCCTCCCTCGGCGGCTCTGGAATTTGAATTTGCCGCCAATAGTCAGCGTCCTTTGTATCAATTCCCTCTGTGCCGTCTGTCCACGTTCTGAAATATGCGTCTCGGTATTTGCCGCCACGTCCAAAGCATCCAGCAAATACCATGCCGCAACTAATCCACTCGATGTTTCCGACTTCCGCACCCCATTCGCATTCCGGCAACCTTTCCGTCACCGGAATCCACTTCGGCTTGCTCAGCTCCTCTATGGCATCGGCGGCTTCGTTAAGTGTTTTATTTAGCGCCCATCCGTTATGAGATCGCAGCCGCTTTATCAGCTCTTCATACATCACCATCGCCTCCGATCATCTGAGCGCCGCAATTCGGACAATAATTCACATCCTCTGTCAAATCACTGCCATAAAGATTGACTTCATTGTGATACCTCTTGCAAACACTGCATCGCATTGACGCAACTGATGTGACCTCCAATTCCTCCGGGTCATCGGACAAATGCAGTAGTTCAACCTCTAACCACTTCCCGGCCTGACGCTCTACAACGTCGGCGGCGGGGAAGTTCTCTACTTCATCCAGGATGTTATTGATGAAACAGGCTCGGCACGGAGCGTCCCCGATCTCATAGACGGTCTTTCCTTTGGTGTTCTTGCGCCTGCTACAGTCCTTGCAATACCATGCACGTTGCTGTTCAAGAAACGCATCACGGTTGATGTATTCAGCCATTTGACTTCCTCCTCTTGTGCTGAAGCACTGCACTCCTGACCCTCTGTGCTTGCTTTCGCTCCTCGTAGCCTTTTCGGAAGGCCTGTAGGCATGAGTATTTGCAGAAGTATTCAGTTGCACTCCGTCCGTCTCTGCTTACCGCCATCTTGTAAGCCCATTCAGTGCTTGTGCAGAAGAACGGTTTTCCGCATTGCGGGCAGTCTTTCCAAGAACCTCCCTGAGTAGAATAGTCTTTCATATCAGTACCTCATTTCAGGAAGATACTCGTATCTTTCCTCGAACGGCACCAGTGGAACGATCTTGCACAGCGGCAGAAGGTTCTCATCCAGCTTTTGACGGTAATAGTCCGTCTCAGGAATGTTCTTCAAAGCGTCATAGAACTCATCGTGAACCTTTGCAAGCTCGGCAAGGAACTCCCTGACTCGCTTCTCTCCCCAGCCTTTGCGGTTGAGAGCGATTGCAGCACAGTCGATGAAATACTGCTCAGTTGTCCTCTGCATCGCTTCCATTGATGCTTTTCTAAACTCTTCCTGTTTCTCAAGGTAGGCATTCTTTCTTTTCATGCGTGCCACCTCTGGACATAGCCATCCGCTCCAAACTCGTTGACGAGGTAGATTCCACGCTCTGTCAGCTCTGCAAACCTGTATGAGCTATCACATGGCTTCACCGTTTCGCTGTGCCACTCTTCCACAGCTTTAATTGCAACATCGTAAAACTCCTGAAGAACTGGATTCGTTTCAGCATATCCGAGGAACTGGTCTTTCTGACCGATCACGGCTTCCAGACTGTTCACGCCAGCATCTACCCGGTTGAAGACGCATCTTGCATAAGTCTTCAGGTCATCTGCCGTATAGTGGTACTTGTCCACGAAGTTCCTGATTCCATAGAACGCTTTCGCAATTTCCGTTGCTTCACGTTCCATGATTGCTGCCTCTGACTTCTGCTGCGCAGCAAGCTCCATTGCTTTGGCTTCCGCTGCCGCTTTCTGTTCAGCTTCGTATGCCGCCGTAAACGCCGCTGTCTGCTCTTCCGCTCTCCGGGTAATATGAATATCTACCCCCCAGCAGAAAAGCGAAATAACAAGCCCTACAGCCGCAACAAACAGCGTCCAGTTGTAGATGATCTCTGCCCACGGATATTTGTGTTCGAGTTGCCGCTCTTGCTCCATATATCCGTCTGTAAGCTTTTTCAGAATTGTCAGTGTTGATTCCATGAGTTTGTCCTTTCTGCCGCTCCCGGCTTAAGTCTCCTTTATGATGTGACCGTAACGCTGATACATGAGTTTCTTCTTGACCATGAAAAGCTCGTAAGCAGTTCCCTTCCTGTAGCCCTTCACGTCTTCAACGACGAATCTGCCTTCTTGCCAGTAGCAGAAGTCTGCGTAATAGTTCGTTGCCCGCAGATTCGCTTTCGGTTGAGCCGGGATCAGCTCAAACTTGACTTGCCGATCAAGTCCTTGGATGATCCCTGCTCTTTGCATCAGTCGAAGCTCGTAATACCTGCGTTCCTCTTTCTTGCTGTCGAAGCCGTTGCTCCTTCTGTTGTGATACTTGTTCATACCCAACTTCCATCAATTGGCAGATAGCTCTTGCCAAACCTTTCTCTGAATTCCTGAACCGTCCAGCCGTAATAGTTCATCGCAACAGCTTGAGCCTTTTTCTTCAACTCCCTGTGATCGTCTTGGCATTTGTGTACCAGTGCATGACACTTCGGACAAAGGTTAATCCACAGCCCGTATTTCTTGCTGTTGCTTCTGAAGGTTCCGGGGAAGACCTCGTGTCGTGCGAGGTCTCCACCGATACCGCATACATAACAGCCGCAATACTGAATCTCAGGCATGGGATCAGGCATGATGCTTGGAGCATACCCGTTGCTGTCCAGTGTCACGCCGTATTCGTTTTTCATATCTTGTCTACTAACCCCCATAATTCAGCGTTCGTCAAAGTTGGTGTTGGCGCCTTGTATTCAGCAGCAGTAACCGTTTTCTTCTTCGGCTTTTCTGCGTCACGCTTCTCCCAAGTCCTGACTGCGGCTTTCCAGTCCTTCATCTTGTTCTTGCCGATCATCCAGCCCTTCGAGTCGTAGAAGTCAATAAAGCTCTGAGGATCAACGTTGTTATTGCGTTCTTTGCAATACGCAGCAACCTCTTCCGCTGTTGGTGGTGTAAAACGCTGCGGCTTGTCCGCAGTATTATCTATACTATCCTTATCTATACTATCCTTATCTATACTATACTTACCTGTGTATACATCCTGTATACATTCTGTATACACGCCATTATCCTTCAGCGAAAGGCTTGCCTTCTCTTCTTGATATACTGTCGGTTTGTAGCGATCCTTTTGAATGTAGTTGTGAATCCTCCAATGCTTTATCACAACCACACCAGATTCAAAAGCGATCAAGAACCGTTTCGCTAGAAGCAGTTTACAGTCATCATCAGATGCTCCAACCATGCGTTGAACTTTTTTGGGATTGTTCAGAAAGCCGTCATCATCAGCCCTCATTGCCATGTGGAAATAAAGAGCTTGTGCGGATGTTGGCATGTCGAGAAAAGCATCTGAATCAATGATTGTCTTGGCAAACATTCTTCGTTCTGCCATGCGCTACCTCAGAACGGAAGTTCACCATCATCCTCGACCTCGGTATAGGTCACATCAGGGGTTTTCGCAGTGTACCCGTCACCGCTGTCTTTCTTGCTCTCGCAGAAGTAGACGTTGTCGCAAACGACATCCCAGTTGATGCGCTTGCCGCCGTCTCGGTCAGTCCACTTGCGGCTCTGCAAGCTTCCTCTGACAAGAACAAGCTGTCCCTTGCGGAAGTACTTGCTGACGAACTCAGCGGTCTGTCGCCAAGCAATACAGGAGATGAAGTCCGTTTCTTCTTTGTTATGCTCCCGATTGCAAGCGACCGTGAAATTGACCACCGATACGCCGCTCTGCGTCTGCCGCAGCTCCGGGTCTGCTGTGAGTCTGCCCTGAATGATAATGCTGTTAAGTGACATTGTGTTTAACCCCCTTTGTTAATGTTCTTTCAACAGTCCAATGATATTTGTTTAGCCTCATATTTAACGTGCTTTGATTTATTCCAAGAATCCTTGCCCACTCACTAACAGAGTGCGTTTCTCCATTGAACGTGATATGTCTTGTTCTCCGGGTGTTGTTTGCTTGCTCCTTTGGAGTGCTCCATCTGCAATTTGAAGGTTCGTAATTGCCGTTATTGTCAATTCTATCGATTGAAAGGTTTTCAGCGTAACCGCTTTTTACCGCCCAATCATAGAATGATTGAAAGCTTTCTTTCCATTCATCGCAAACGGTTATTCCCCTCGCTCCATAATTCTTATACGATTTGCTGTATGGCTTATAACAGCGGGTAATCATCTGATTGTAAATTGTATAAATCCTTTTCCCAGTCATACCATGTATCGTATTGCCTCCTCTACATCCACACGATGGTATTATCCGTTCTTTAAGATGACTTGCTCGGCGAACAACAGATTTCCCGCAGTCGCATTTACAGTTCCAGTAAGTTTGACCGTTTTCGTTTACATAAGCAAAGCTTTCAACAGTGAGAAGCCCAAACCGGCAACCTGCAATATCTTTTCTTCTCGGAGTACCTTTATTCATATTTTCTGTCGTATTCCTCCAATAATGAATTGATTTCTTCTGGTGTTCTGGTTTCGATTCCAAGTGCTTTTGCATCCTGAATCAAGCTGTCAATCAGGTCTGCCATCTGCGAAGTATCGTATGAGCTTGAACCGTAATACAGAATCACATTCGTCCAGCCGGGGATCTTGCTTCCGATGTCATCTATCTGCCAGCCGATTCCCTTTCTGTTCCACTCTTCCTGAAGCCTTGGAACTGCCGCTTTCTTGATACTGATAACATCGGACACACCGCCGATCTCTCGTATTGCGTTTCTGTAGACCTCTGTCTTCGTGATGTGCTTCGCTTCAGCGATCTTTCCTATCAAAACCCATGCGTAAGCATTTGCGTCAAGGCTGCGCTTGTATCGGAATTTCTTGATGGAGAAGTCCGTGTCCGTATCTTTGAACTTCTCGAACTGCTCCCGGAAATCTCCATCAAGTTCAATCGTCAAACGCTGCTTGCCGTTGATGCTTAACGCAAGGTCAAGCAACCGGCTTCGCATTCTTGCAGCACTCCGGGCAAAGCTGAAGACCATACTTCTTGATAGTCATCCTCGCAACCTCATTGTGCGTGATCTTTTTGCCGTTGGTCAGTGTCGTTCCCTGAAGCTGTGTTCCGCACTTCTCGCAATAGTAATAGCCGTCAGGAGCTTCTATAGGCTGCTTTGCCTCCGGTTTAATAACCGGGTCATCGGTGTTTTTGCTTTCGCCGTATTTAATGGCACTGCCATATTTAGGAAAGCGGTAAGCATCTACGCCAAGACTGTCGTTGGCAATAACAAGCTTGTTAATCACGCCGTCCTCGTTATAGCCAATCTCAACCACTCGGAACTTGTCATAGCACTTCTTGTTTTCGATCTTGCACTTGTCCGATGGAATCCAGATGAACGGTGCAGTGTAAAGCTCTCTGCCGATCCCCCAGTTGAAACAAGCTCTTTTAAAGCTGTCAGATGCAAGACCTTTCTCCGCTTCGGTGTTTGACTCCGTTCCGGTGTCTTCCTTCTCAATCCACTCACCTTTGTCCATGTCGTAGATTGAAACGATGCAGTTTGCGTTTTCCCGGCTGTGATGTCTCTGCCACCCGAACGCTCCAAAGGTTTCGTCCAGAATGTTCATATCGCAACGTGCATCCTTGTACAGCAGAAGTGAAAGCCCTTTGTCTTTGATAGCGCCGATGCGGCAGTCAATCTCATCCGCTCGGAGTGTTCTGAACATTCTTTCCATATCACTTCACCTGAATGTTGTTCTTCTGCTCGATGTGAGCAAACTCAAAAACCTGTCCGTTCTTGATGGCGTTCTTCACGTCTGCCTTCCTTACTTCTGGTTCAATCTTCAGAAACTCAGGGCGGTTCACAGATGCCCACTCAATGAAGCAATCATCCGTAACAAGCTCATCGCTCTTACGATAGCTGATGCTGTGCCGCCCGTTCTTCCACTTCTCACCCTTGAGAAGATACGCAAGCAACCGCTTTGCTCGTTCCGCTCTGGCTTCAAGCTGGCTCTGCCGCTTTGCAAGCTTCATCTTCTCATCCTTCACGTCTGCCGCTTCTGCCTTGAGGTTCTTCACATCGGAAGCAATGTTATCAATCAGCAGTTCAAAGTCTGCGGTGATCTTCTCAATCTGTGCAAACATCTCTTCTTCCGGGATCAGCAGTTCCCCGGTTTCAGGATCGTAGGCGTTTTCAAGCGCCTGCTCAATCTGTTCATCAAGTCTGTAAATCATACTTCCCTCCAAAAATTGAATGTAAATTCTTCGAGGCTTTCATCCGTATACTGCCAAGCCATAATGCTATCTTTTGTTACAGTGATGTTTACCAGTCTGTCGCTTGCTTCGGGAGACCCGTAAACAATATCCCTGATTGCTATCAGGTGTTCAGCAATCGCATTTTCAAGCTCGCTCATTCGGTTCTCCTTTCAAAACGTATCTGGCATAAGTCTTCCCGTTCTTCGTCTCGTTCGTGGTCTGGATCATATACCCAGCATCGCGAAGGTTCTTAATCCTCGCGCTCAATCTGAAGCTTCCGCAATATTCCAAAGCCTCAAGCGGAGAGATTGAGCCGTGTCCCTGCATATACGCAAGAATTCTCTTGCACTGCGAAATTTTCTGTGGTATCATAATACCGTCCTTTCTGCCACGTTATCTGTGGCGGTTGCCGTCCTGTTGCCGCAGGGCGGCTTTTTTATTGCTCATAGTGGTGTCCTTTCTGTCACGTCCGTGAGGTTGCCGCCTCACCGATGTACTGTTCAAGCAAATGCTTGCTAATATGATAGGTATACTTTGTTGAAGTCTTTACGCACGTTCCGAACGGAAGATTCCCACGCTGTAGTCCTATCCGTATGAACTGCTGAGACACGCCAAGAAGCTTTGCAGCCTCTTCAACCTTTACTCTTTCCATTTCACATCCCTTCCTAATTGAGTCCAATTAATCGGACTCATTTTTTGTTATGCTTCAGTCATCACGAAGAAGCTCCTCTACTGTACAACCGTAGAACTTTGCAAGAGCAAGAAGTTTGTCGGTTCGTGGCTTGCTTACTCCTGTTTCCCACTGATACACAGCCGCATCAGTTACATTGAGCAGTTCCATGACTTCAGCCACTCGCTTACCAGCTTTCTGCCTTGCGCTCTTAAAACTCACTTTCTCACCTCCGTAACACTAAGTTATGCTTGACTTTGTTACGGACTTGTAATATTATGTAAGTGCGACCTCAACAAAATACTAGAAAGTCCGCTTGTTAAGAGGGCTTGCTTTCGTGTTGTCTCTTAACATTTTCTAGTATAATACTAAAATTCCCTTTTGTAAAGAATAATTTAGTAATTTCTAGTATTTTGTTTATGTTGTACAATTATTGGTGAGGTGCAACATGGATTTTTCTCAAGAGCAGATAACTGAAATACTGGACAGAATAGAAATCCGGCTCGGAATAATGCGTAAGAAGAAATATGATTTCTATAAAGAATCTGGTGTCTCTTCTGCGCTTTATTCAAACTGGAAGACCGGAAAAGCAAAGCCAACGGCAAAAACATTGAGTAAAATTGCAGATTATCTTGGAGTAAGTCTTGAATGGCTTATTTCTGGATCAGGCGAAGAGCGGGTCAATAATCTCCCCCAGCGTGAGCAGATGCGTCAGGAGATGCGCATCCTATTCGACGCAGCCGAAGATGCACCGACAAGTGCAATCCTTGAAGCTGCCGCCCTATTAATGAGGTACAAGGAACAGAACAAATGACCTATTTACCAGAAGTCGATTATTTTGTGAGAACTGTTGATCTGCCGACCGAAGTTGGCGGTCTTGTAGCCGTAAACGAGGACGGCACATACAGCGTATATATAAACGCAAGGCTTTCCATCTCACGGCAGGAGAAGGCACTTCGGCACGAGGTTGACCACATCGAGAACGATGACTTCTATAATGGGAAGCCGATTGAGGAGGTGGAAAAGAAAAGAGCTTCCTGAGCTTGCGGCAACAAGCGCAGAAACCGCCCTAAATTGAATTTGTTTTTCAAACGTAAGTTTACACGGTAACCGCCAAGAATCGCAGCACAAGCGAAATACGAAGGCAGAAAGGACGAATTATGCCAAACTACAGAAATCCAAACGGCTTTGGGAGTGTAACGAAGCTATCCGGTCGCAGAAGAAACCCGTTCGTTGTCAGGAAGACCGTTGGTTATGATGACAGAGCATATCCTGTCTATGCAGTAATCGGGTACTACCCAACACGAGCAGAAGCATTGACAGCTCTGGCGCAGTACAACCAGAACCCGTATGACCTTAACAAGTACACCTTCGAGCAGGTATATAAGATTCTGGTCAAGCAGCGGTTCCCGAAGATGAGTGAATCACTTCAGGCGCAGCACAGAACGTCATACACCTACTGCAAAGACCTGTACGAGCAGCAGTACAAAGACATCAGGCAGACTCATTTCCAGCAGATCATTGATTCGTGCGGCAAGGGTCACAGCACTCAGAAGATGATACGAAACTTCCTCGTAACGATGGACAAGCTTGCGTATGATATGGAGGTGGTTATGAAGATGCGCACTGCCAACTTGACTGTCGAACCCGGAGAAACGAAGATGGTCAGAGAACTATTCACGCATGACGAAGTTGAAACACTTTGGCAACATCAAGGAGAGCCGTTTATTGACGAAACGCTATTCATGCTTTATACTGGTTGCAGAGCCTCAGAGATGGTGCAGATGAAATGCGCTGATGTCGATATTGAGCAAGGGATCATGAAAGGCGGCGTAAAGACCGCATCCGGGAAAAATCGTGTCATCCCGATCCATGACCAGCTCAAGCCAATCATTGAACGTCACCTGTCAGAGCGTGAATACCTGTTTCTACATGAGAAGCAGTCGAAGTCGAGCAGCCCGGAAACGGCTGAGGTCAAGAAGTTTGAATATGGCTTCAAGACGGCTCTGAAGAAGCTTGGCATGGATCATCGAACGCACGACTGCCGTCACAGTTTCAGAACACAGATAGACGGAGCGGCAAACAAGGTCTGTATTGACCTCATCATGGGACATAAAACCGGGGACGTTGGCGAGCGTGTCTACACGCACAAAACTGTCGAACAACTCAAGGAAGCAATCAAGTTTCTGAAGTATTAAGCCTTCTCCGATCTCGTTCGTTAGTAACACGTAAGTAACAACCACATAAAGCAAAAAAGCCGGGAACGCCAGTAAATACTGAGCATTCTCGGCTTTCTCATACCTTGGAAATATTAACCATAGTTATTTTAATTTTTTATTATAATATATTAAATCCGCAGTATGTACGAAAAATCTGCCGTTTTCGGAACTTTTAAAGGTACATTTTACAAGCAAAACCATGTGCGTTTATGTCCGTTAGTAACACATAAGTAACAAAAAGCCGGGATAAACAAGGCTTGAATCATCAACGAAACCATTGAGCGAGATAAAAAAAGAAGCCCGGAAGCGTAAGCCTCCGGGCATTTATTATTCAGTAGCGGGTGGCAGCTCGTTCTTGTTGAAAGCGTTGTTGAACTCTGCCACAGCAGACTCGATCATGCTCACCAGTTCGTATTCACTGATCGTGATGCCGTATTCAGCAAGCAGTTCAGAGGCACGTTTCATTGCGGCTTCAAGCTTTTCCTTGCCGTGGATGTCTTTGTAAACCTGCTCTACGAAGCGCACAGCCGTCTTTACGACGTTCTGTTTGATTTCCGTGGTGATATACTTCTTGTACAAATTCTTCGCCTGTGCGCCAAGGAAAGCGGCAATAGCGAGGAAAATTGCAAGGATGATCTGTGTCAGATAGTGGTTCATCACTTTACCTCCTGATAGTCAAGCTTTTCGATCTTGACCACGTTCTCTTCGCCGTACATTGCAAGGACTTCCTGGAAGGTAGAAGCAACGACGTTGAGGCGCCGCCCGTCTTCCAGTTCGACAATGTACCGTTCTTTCATTTCAATAGCCATGCTCATTCTCCTTCCGCATGAATAAGAAAGCCGCCTTTGCTTTTCACCTTGTAATAAGTGTCGGTGATGTACTGCATAGCGGCTTTTCCTCTGTTGTTTTTGAATTCTGGATGTTTGTCACAGTACGCTTCGTAGCTGTCGATATCATCCAATATGTCCTCAAAATGTGATTCCGAATGCTTCTTCTCTTCACACAGCTCATCGTAGAACTGAAGAATCCTGTATCTCTGCGCGCGAGCTTTGTCATCTTCGTCTTCCTTGATGTGTTTGTCCAGCGTTTCCTGAAGCGTTGTAATGCTTCCTTGCATCTGGTCAATGCTGTCTTGAGTCTTTTTCCGATTACTCCGAATCGTTGGGATAATGCCAACCAAAGCAACAAAGATCGGAGCGCAAGCTTTCAAAATCTCGATAAAGTCTTTGAACTGCATTGGAATCACGCCCTCTCCAAAAGCTTTGCCCATGTTTTCGGA